GGCTGCTAGAAATATATCCTAGATTTCCTAAACCTATTAAACTAGATTGTAATTCTGGACTATCTATTAATCCTTGTGTTGTAGAAATAAGTTGGCTGCTAGAAATATATCCTAGATTTCCTAGACCTACTAAACTAGATTGTAGTTCTGGACTATCTATTAATCCTTGTGTTGTAGAAATAAGTTGGCTGCTAGAAATATATCCTAGATTACCTAGACCTTCTAAACTAGAAGTTAAATATGGTTGCTCTATTGTTTGAATTGAATTTAGACTTGATAATAATTGACTAGAAGAAATATAATCTAAAGTCCCTAACCCTACTAAACTAGATGTAATATTCATATTTGTGCCATTTATACTTGAAATAAGTTGGCTAGATGATATATAACCTATTGTACCTAGTCCATTTACAGTTGATATTAACGAAGTATTCATAGTTGTCATAGATGATACATATATGTTTCCAAGTCCACTAACTGTAGAAGTAAGTTGACTAGAAGAAATGTAACCAAGATTACCTAATCCTATTAAACTAGAGCGTGTATTGGATGTTACTCCACTTACTGTAGAAGCAAGTTGTGATGATGAAATATAGCCAGCAAATCCTAAATTTGCTACTGTAGAGGCAAGTTGTGATGATGAAACATATCTACTTAGCCCTAAACCTCGTACTGTAGATTGAAGTTGCGATGATGATATATATCCTAATAAACCTAAGCCATTTATAGTTGAAGTGACACTTGTAGCAGTTCCTAAACCATTCACAGTTGAAACAAGTTGTGATGATGAAATATAACCAGTTGTTCCTAATCCTGTAACTGTTGAAGTTAGATTATTTAATGTAACAGAACCAGCTGTTGATAAATATCCCAAGTTTCCTAGTCCAGCTAAAGTTGATTGTAAACTTAATGTTGAAATATATCCAATTGTCCCTAATCCTCTTACAGTAGAAGTAAGTTGTGAACTAGAAATATATCCCATTGAAGCTAATCCACTTGTTGTAGAAACTAACGCGTATACAAATGTAGATGTATTTGAAGATGAACCTAATATATTTGTATATGTATTAATCCAACTACAATTTTTATCAGAAAGTCGTGTTAAGTAACGTGTTGTAGATGAATCATAGTTTGTAAAAGAACCACCTACTAAAAATCTATTTGATGATTCTGGAAGTATAGAATATACAGGATTATTAAATCCATATATAATTGGGTAATCGCTTAAGTATGAACCATTTGGTGTTATACGTGATAAATAATGATTTGAATTTCCATTATAAGAAGTGAAATCGCCACCAATTAAAAAATTATTGCTTGAATCAACTTGTGTAGTATACACATTCGCATTAAACCCGCTTGAAAATGTATTGTATATACTAGCATTTGCGTACAATTCAATAATATAATTTGCGGAAGTTCCATTAAACTGAGTAAAAGCACCACTTATTAATAAATTTGAAGTATCTAATAGTTTAATAAAATATACAGAATTATTGAATCCACTACCAGGGTTAAAATTAATAGTATCAATTGTTCCATCATTTAATATATGTGCAATTTTACTACAAGAAGTGCCACTAAAAGAACCAAATGAGCCACCTACAATTAATGATTCATCATTTTGTATAACAATACTATATACTGGCGCATCAAATCCGTTTGCTCCTCCTGTTGGAAAAAGTGGGTCATAAAATCCAGCATTTGTTAAACGAGCAATGTTATTCGCATCATCACTATTATAAAAAGTAAAATCACCACCAATATAAATTTTTCCATCACTATTTAGTGCTATAGCATATACAGAAGAACCTACAAATCCTGGACTTGAGTTAAATGATGTATCAATAGAGCCATCATTATTTAATCGTATTAAACGACGGTATGTCATTCCATTGTATAATTCAAAATCACCGCCAACTAATATTTTAGAATCTGATTGTACTACTATAGTTCGCACCGTTCCATCAAAGCCGGTTCCAGTGCTAAAACTTGTATCAACTGAACCATCATTATTAAAACGAATAATGTAATTATAGGCAGTTGTATCATACATTGTAAAATCACCACCCACTAGAATCTTACCATCTGACTGTTTTGCGATTGTTCGTACTGTTCCATTAAGAAGTGAAGCCGTAAAGGAAGCATCAATAGCGGTTGCTGGGCTCGAGCGCCATAAATACCCATCCGCGCCAATAAATAATCCATATACACATGGGTCTACACCAGCAACATTTGGATCATTATTGATTGAATCTGAGTAATAATATAATGTTTTACCTGGTGGCCCTGTTGGTCCTTGTGGTCCTATTGGACCTGGTGGACCTCGAAAGCAGCCACATTGTTCCAAAAGTAATTTGGCATTATTTATTGCTGTAAGCTGAGAAGCTTGCATTACTCTATTGTTGGACTTTTATTTAGTAAAAAATAATTTATAGAAATTTGATAATGTTGTTGCTTTCCATAAAATAGTATATACTTTTTCTCTGTATTCATCATCAAAATTATTTGGTGGATTATTTAATAATTCAAAAAACTTCTTTTTATTAAATCCACTTTGGATATATTGACCAATATGAACAAAGGCAAAATCTCCCCAATTATGGCCAAATAAATGTTTAACTAATTTTCTAAATGTTCTTCCATGTGCTGTCTCTTTTTTTGAAACTTCTGGAAAATATTTGAATAATACAAAATGACATAATTCATGTTCAATTATATAACATACAGCTTGTAATATATTATCTTGTAAATCTAAATCAAGATTCTGTTTATCAATATTTAGACTAGGAAACTTTTCTAATAATTTACTTGTTTCATTGATTGCTTTACAATTAACATATATAGTATTATCTTTATTAATATATACTGCCATAATGGATGGATTTTCAATTAAATATCCTTGCTTCACTTTTGGTAAATCCAATAAGTTATTAAAAAATTCTTTATTTATTTCTTTCACTAATTGTTTGACTGTTTTTAATGAAACTATACATTGCTCTGTTTGAGTCCATTCAACGTTACTTAATACTTTATTTCTTCTTTCATGTATATCTTTTTTTGATAAAGCTTTTTCCATACTTTTTTTAAGAAATCGTTCCATACCTATTATTTTCAAGTTTTTTATTTTAATTACTTAAACACTTAGTAATTCCTATATATAGGCGAGGAAACTCGTCTAGGGTCTCATAGTGTAGATGGTTATATTATTTATTAATACCATATATCACAGAGGACTTTGATAGATAGAAATATCTAAAAACATCCTTTAACGTCAGTTCGAGTCTGGCTGGGACCATATTTTTTTAAAAAATCTTATTTTTTTAAAAAAATATAATTCTTAAAGTAGATTTACTATAAGTAAATATGGGATATATTTATTTGATAACAAATAAATTAAATGGTAAACAGTATGTTGGGCAAACAATAAGAGAAGATATTAATGATAGATGGAAACAACATCTCAATAAAAAATCAATAGGAAGATGTTTAAAATCTGCTTATTTAAAATATGGAGTAGAAAATTTTAACTTTAAGATTATTTGTATATTTTTTGATGAAGATTGTAATAAATATGAAAAAGAGTATATAATAAAATTTAATACAATTTCTCCAAATGGCTATAATTTATCAGAAGGTGGTGATAATAAATGTACACATATTGATACTAAAAAGTTAATCAGTGAAAAATTAACGGGTAGAAACTTATCATTAGAACAATGTGAAAAAATAAAAAATAGAATGATTGGTGTCAAAAATCATAATTATGGTAAAAAATTAAGTGATACAACTAAAGGGTTGTTAAGGCAAAAAGCAATTGAAAGGGGCAGTATGAATTTAATTTTAAATGATGAACAAAAATTACGAAGAAATAAAGGTTTAGAATTTGGAGTTGAGAAAAATAAAAAGAAAGTTGCTCAATATGATTTAAATAGTAATTTTATTAAAGAATTTAATAGTGTATCAGAAGCTGGCAATGAATTAAATATTTGTATTAAATCTATATCAAGAGTATGTAATAATGTAAAATACTCTAAAACCGCTGGAGGATTTATTTGGAAATTTGTGTAATTTCATTTTTTTTTATAAAACTACTTAAATACTTGCTACTACATATATATAGGCAGAAATGCCTGATGCATTCATAATTTAGTGGTAGAATGTTGCCCTTCCAAGGCAAATATGTGAGTTCGATTCTCACTGGATGCATTTTCCGATGTAGTCTAACGGTTTAGGATAAGTGGCTTTCACCCACTCGGTCCGGGTTCGATTCCCGGCATCGGAATTATGATACTTATGTATCATACACCGCATTAGCTCAGTTGGTTAGAGCGTCGGCCTTTTAAGCCGAATGTCGCGGGTTCGACCCCCGCATGTGGTATTTTTTCGATATTGTTTTACAGTATCAAAAAAATACTTTAATAGTAGAATGAATAATAATGTTGAAATGAGTAATTCTTCACAAGGTTCTTCAAATAACTCTACGAGAAGAAAACGTAACAGAAACTGGAATAATAATAATCAGCCATCGCCAAAACGTACGCGTTTAACTAAAAAGAAAAGTGTTACATTTAAAAATACTCCAAATAGAAAAAATTTAAATATGAGTAAAGAAGCTCAGAATTATCGTAAACCTATAGTTATAAATAGAAAAAATACAGCAAATATGCCTAATTATTATACAAATAAAAGGAAATCATTAGAAAAAGGAAAAAGAATAAGAGAGCACAAAGAAAAAATACGTTCATTAGTTGGTAAATTAACACCGAAAAAGAAATGATTATTTAAAGAGTAATTTATATATATAATTGTGTGAAAACACAAACCCCCATAGCGTAGTGGATAACGCGTCTCCCTTCTAAGGAGAAAATCGTAGGTTCGATCCCTACTGGGGGTGTTGCCTCTTTAGCTCAGTTGGTTAGAGCATTCGTTTTGTAAACGAAAGGTCGTGAGTTCGATTCTCATAAGAGGCAGTAGCCGATTTTAGATTTCTTATAGTCTAAAATCGGGTTTTTTTATTTCGTAGATATGAAAATGAATTCATTGTTGGATATGATGATACATATAGTTGACGTGGTTTTCCTCTATTTGAACGGCTACGAGATTTACTAATTGATGCACTTAATGAGCGTCCTCGGCTTGAAGTTGGAGAAACACGTTTTGATGTTTTAGGTCGTGTTTGGGATGATGTACGAGTTCGTGAAGGAGTTCGTGAAGGGGTTCGTGAAGGGGTTCTACTAGGCAATACACTTCGTGTAGGAGTCTTTGATAAAGAACTACTGTAAGTGATTGAATTAGAATAAGAAACTGGTGATATAGTTGATGTCGCAGATGGACTCGGAGAACCTGTTTGAGACATGCTTGAAGTGGCACTAAAAGAAGCACTTGGAGAATTACTTGAAGCAGCAAATCCAAATAGAGTGAAGGTAAGAAGATTCAGAAACTTCATTTTATACTATTATAAACTAGAAAATTTATTCAATTTTATACAAAATCAATTTCTTCATCTGCTATAGTTTCTTTTTTCATATATATATCATATACACAAGATGTATTGTATCCAGTATGTTCTCTAGGATAACCTTTACAATTCATCATAACTTCAACTCCAGGTTTATACACTATTTTTGAAGAACTATGACTATGACCACATATCCAAGCTTTTAATGCTGGACTATTAAGTTGTTCTGTTAACTCAGAATAGTATAAATAATTTTTTGGATGACCAATATATTTAGAATTAATAATAAGTGATGTAGGCAAATGATGTGTTAATACGATTGCTTTTTTTTGTATTGATTCTAAATATTTTAAACTTTGTAAAATCCAGTTCGCATGGTCAACATGTAGTTCAACTAAATCTTCAACAGTAAAACGTCGCTCTTTATTATAAATATAGCTAAAATCATTTAAAGCATAATGAGCAGAAACAAAATCTTTCTTTTGTATATATGTCCAAAGAGTACATCCTAGAATAACATAGTCTGAATTAGGAATTTGAAAACTTTTCTTTTGAAGAAAATGTACATTTGTATAATTTTTAAATAACTCTTCTATATCATTTTCAATTTGCTCCATAGACTTAGGCTGTTTATATTTCCATCGTGTGTGTATTTTATTATAATAATCATGATTACCTGTTACATAAAACACATGTGTCCAGCCTTTCGAGCAGTACTCTATAAATTGTTTAAATGTTTCAGAACTTGGATGCCCAATATCTCCACATAATGCTAAGTATGGAGCATTCGGAACTACTATTTTATCAAATTTAGGATTTGTTTCAAACTCTAAATGTATATCACTAATATATTGTATTTTCATTTTACTAACTTATTTATACAAATTTAATATTCAATTTTACTAGAGTATGGGAACAATAACCCCTTTTTTATATGGACTTTTTATGGCAACAATTGATGTATTTATGCTGGGCATATTAAAATTAATCAGTACCGGTTCTATTAAAAATATGTGGTGGATGACTCTTCCTACAGTAGTATATGCGTTTCAACCATGGATCTTTTTACATTCATTACGGGTGGAATCTATGATAGTAATGAACTTATTATGGGATTTAATAAGTGATGTATTGGTTACTGCAAATGGATTATTATACTTTAAAGAAAAGTTGTCAAATACAAAAGCATTAGGTGTAGCATTTAGTTTATTAGGTATATATTTCTTAAGTTGTGAAAAAGCTGAGGCGTGTTAAATTCTGTTTATATAGTAGATGAAACTATACAATAATAATTGGAACCAAAAAAACGTACCAAACAGTATTAAAAAAATTTGGGAGAAATCTCAAAAACTAAACCCGAATGCTAAACCATTTAGTCTCAAAAAGAAACTCAATGCTACAGCTAAAAATTATAAACCTAAAAGAAATACTACACGCAAATCATATTCCAATGCTGTAAAAAAGAAGTAATTTTTTCATCTTCTTCATGGCTATGACCACCACCTCCGCCTCCTCCAGAATAGAAACCATTTTTTAGTGGGTCAGACAGCTCTACACAGTTTGATGAACTATGACCAGAACCTTTACAAACGCTACATACATTTTGCGGAACTCCTTCCATTTTCTATATTTAAATATAATTCTTATTTAAATCTATAAATGTCATGGTACTGTTATTTATTAGTTTCTGATAATAAAACATATGTTGGAGCAACTATTGACCCAGATAGAAGACTAAGGCAACATAATGGTGAATTAAGTGGTGGAGCAAAAGCGACACGTGGCTATGTTTGGACTCGAAAATGTTTAGTTGGTATCTTTGATTCAGCGCATGATGCTCTTTCTTTTGAATGGTATTGGAAATATAATTCAAAAAAATGTAAAGGCAAACCTCTTGAGCGTCGTATGAAAGCGTTAGAAAAAATGGATACAACAAATTTATCTATAGAATTTTATTAAATTAGAATATTATAGATGAGTAATTCTAATAATTCTAACACGAATAATTCTAACACGAATAATTCTAATACGAATAATTCTAATACGAATAATTCTAATACAAATTATTCTGAAACAGATTCAAATGTTTCAAACTCAAATAATTCAAATGTAGAAGTTGTATTTGGTAAGAAAATGAGTGTAAAACCAAAAGTACGTTTTTCTACGCGACGCCATGTACGTAAAACAAATAAATCAAATAACGCTGTTCAATCGCGTAAAGGTTATAAGAAAGTAAAAAAAACAGAAATACCAAAGAATATAAACGCAGAAAATCTTGAAATTCTAAAAAACTCTATCAAACGTTTTACATATACTAAAAAAGAACGAAAACAAGTTATACAAATTATATTAGAATATTTAAAAGAATTAAAAGAATCTGAAGAAAAAAATTTTTTAACTGAAGAACAAATTAAGTTTATTCAAGATGATTTACTTGGTGATTTGAAAAAGTAAAAATATTTAAACTTTATTGTATATAGTGTATTTCTGAAGAACTATCAGTTGATACTAAAAGTTATGAAAACTTTAGAAAAACACAAGAAGAAATTATGAAGCATGCGACTGAAACAAAACCAGTAGAATAAATTCCACAACCAAAAGAAAGAGATATTTTATGTTGTAATAAAGAATTAGATGATATTGTATGTTGTAATATAAAATGTATAGATTTAGTAAGATATGGATGTCCTATATCATGTCCTATATACACTGCGTATGTATGCTATTTGTCAATTACTGGAAAAATAGATCCTTAACTTATATTTTTTCTACTTTTTATTTTAACAAGGTATAATAATAATACGAGGAAGCCCTTTCACGAACCCTTCTATAAAATCAAAAGTGCCTAAACAAATATCTTTAAATGTAATATCTTTTATACCTTTTATATATTCTATAACTGATCTTTTTCTAATAGCTTCACTATATAAATATGAATAATCTAATAATTCATTCGATGGTTGTTGTTGTTGTTGAGGAATGGTTTCATATTCCATAATAATTATTCATACTCTAACAACTTTAAGTATTAAATATCTTCCATTAATTTTAAATAATGAACTGTACATGATTGATTATTTGTAAATTTAACTTGATTTTTACAGCGCTTTCCAGACATATCAATAAATTTACAAATATACACATAATGGCAATGCTTTAGTTTTCGTTTATTCTTCATCCATTGGTTAGAAGATTCTTCAAACCATACATGAGAAAATTCTTCCATTTTTATATAAATAATACTTGGATTTATGAAATCCAATTTTATTTATTTTTTAATCTATTATATCTTATATTTTCAACTAATTTTTTTAAATCAGATTCAACTAATTCAAACTTATTTTGCTTTATTTTTTCAAATAATTCTTTTGTTTTGTTTTCAAAGTCACTTTCACTCCATTTTGTTGTTTCTAAAGTTTTATTTTTAAATTCTTCTAAACAATCAGATTTTACTGCTTTATAAATACTTACTGCTCTCCATTGTTTTTCTTTTTCTTCTTTAATATTTTCTGTTTTAGCAGCACCCATTTGAAATCGATTATATGGAATAGAATTCCATTCAATAGGATAGTCTTTTTTAAATTCATGAATCTTTTTCATCTGTTTTATGAAATCATCTTTAGTATAAAATGCTTTCATCATATTACAACTACTACAACAAGGCAATACATTATCAATACTATATCCTTTAGAATTATCTTGTCTATCAAGTCCATTTCCTACCTTATTTTTAAATCCACATAAATAACATGGTTTATAAATTATTTGATCATATTCTTCTTTTGTTAAAGAGTATTCAATATTTCTTCGTTCTTCTGTTACTCTTTTTACATATGTATAACTTGTTGGAATTTTATGAATATATATTTTCCATTTATTATAAAACTCTTTATTTTCTATTTGACTTGTTAGATATTGCGTAATAAGTTTTGCTTTTTCAATAAAGAATACTGGATGAAATATATGTTTCATCCTATTACAATGCTTACAACAACTAACACAATTATCTAAAATATATCCTTTATTATTATCGAGTCTATCAATGCCATTAATTTCATCTTCATTATAGTAATTACAATAAGTACAGTTTTTCTGAATTAATTCAAAATATTGTTCTTTTGTTAAAGTACATTCTTTTTCTCGTTTTTCAATTGTTTTAGAAAGAAATGATTTCCAACTATTTTCAAGATTTCGCTTTGCTTCTGCTTGATAATTTCTACTTCGTGGAGGTCTTCTCGCTTCTGCTTTTTGTTGTTTCTCTCTACAACTGGGACAAATCTTAGAATCATTTCCTTTAGAAGTTTTATAAGGTTCATACGTTTTTGAACAATGTGAACATTTGATTACTTGTAACATTCTAATAGAATATCACAATTAACCTTTATACTTCCACCCAGCCGGGTTAATTATTTTTAATTTTTATTTATTTTATGTATTTTTAATTTTTAAATATATATAATAACCAAACACAAATAGAGTGCTTAGTTGGAGTAGGCGAGCATGCCTTCCAATATTGGATAACCAAGATCCTAACAACTCTCCTTGTAAATACAACAACAAGTATTTACAATTCCTTTGTTAGACTACATTTCTGTAGGGACCGACTATATCTTATGATGGTTTTCACCACCCCACTGACATTTAGTCTGTGAACATCATCCATAGTTTTTCAACTTTAGGACTTGGCTGCAGATTGTCCAATCAATATCATTATTACCATTGGGTTCGGTTGTTATCCGAGTTCCTTTATTACGTTTCCATAATAAAGTGGTAGATATTGCTCTAAGGAGTTCCCCGCAATTTGACAGTGTTGCTTCAAGATATTTTCCACCAAAATATCAAGTGTTGTTAAACTAGCAAATCCTTTTCAGATTTACTCTTGACAGCCAGTATTATTCAAACACTTTATGATATGATTAGTATCATAAATCTATTTAGTTGGAATAACTCAAACCGCCCATACCAGACATCACGCGGAGCACATTGTAGTTAGTGGCGAACACATACACCTGCGCGGAGGCTGTGGAGCTCACTGTGTTGTTGGTGAGTGTCAGCAGCAGAGTTGTGTTATCGATACGGGATAAGTTGCATGTACCAGTGGGCTGGTGTGTCTCAGGCTGGAGAGCAAAGGAGTACACGTTGATACCAACCGCGGGCACGTTGGTGTGGTGCTGGTAAGGCTGGACTTCGTTGAAGTAGCGGCCTTCGCGGACTTGGAAGCGATCGTGACCGTTGAGCTGGAGCAGAGCAGTGACCACAGGGTTGCGGCCAGCCATGCCTTCCACACGAGTGACGGAGAAGCCAGATTCGAGCACGGCTCTGTCCCACCAATCGGAGAAGTTGAAAGGCTGGGCACCCTTCCAAGGGTTGACGACTGTGTCGTCGCAAGATACGAAAGAATCGCGTTGGACAACCCACACGAGCTCCTTGCAAGGGTGGTTGAAGTTCAGCTTGAGCTTGTTGCTGGAGCTGGTCACGGACTCGGCGCCAGTGAACTGCAGGGTCTCAATGAGGTACTCGTGGGAGACCTGGGCGAACTTGCGGCGCTCATCAGTGTCCAGGTAGATGTAGTCAACATACAGAGAGGCGGCCTGTAAGTTGGCGTTGGCCACACGGTCGCGGATGGTGTGGGCGTTGGACAGTTGAGGGGTGATGTCCCAGCAGAGATTGCGTAAGTCATTGAACTCCAGATTGATGCGGACCTCGTGGTATTGGAGGGCAATCAGAGGCAGGGCGAGGCCAGG